CGCCTGTTTATTTAGATTTGCCAGTTACAAGTTATGTTGATAAGTTTAATAGTGGTAATTTAAGCATTACAAAAGTTGCTTATTATAATGGAAGCACACCAAGCGTTTTAACAACGATTGCTTCAAGTAATTATTATTATGATTCGACAGGAAATAAAGTTGTATTAAATAGCGGTATTCCATCGGATGTAAGCACTTTTAGAACAAGTCCTGTCATTGTTGAATATACACAAAATGCAAACTTTACACAGGCTTATCCTGTAATTAAGCAAGCTGGATTATTATTATTTACGCATCTTTATAATAATAGATCAGAATCAGTAACGGATGGTTTGCAAAAGATTCCTTATGGAGTGGATTGTTTATTAAGACCTTATAAACCATTGGTAATGTAAATGGCAATAACAAAATTTGAAACAGTAGCAGTTAATGATTTGTCTTTTACTACAAGCAGTTATGGTGAAACACAAACAACTAAAACTCTAAAATTTACAAGCAGACCATTGATATCTGAAGTAAGAGCTAATGTAGCTTCTTCAGAAAAATTTAGAATATATAGTGATTTGGTGCAAATGAAATTTAATTACACACCATATACTAGAGATTTAGTAGATAACGATAATTTATATTCCATAACTTATCAAAATGTTGATTGGCGAATAGCTGATTCTAGTATATCTAATGATAGAATGAGTGTAACTTTAATATGTTACTTTAATAAACCAAGTGTAGATGTATAGATGGCAACTCAACAAGATGTTAGGGAATATGCACAGGCAATACAGGCACAATTATCTAGTATAGTTACGCCTATACCTGTATATGCTAATTTTAATAGAAATTATGCAACGCAACCTAAATTTTTAACTTGGCAATTAAGAGATGTGCATCAACCAGTATATACTGGTAATGTTCAAAGTATTAAAGGTATAGATACACCTGTTTTTCAGATTAGTGTATTTACACAGGATATGGCAGATGGTTTTAATACTGCTAATACTATTTTGCAATCACTACATGGCTATAGTGGAACTTTTGGTGGCGGCGGTCATAGTTTTAATGTTTCAAAGGCAGATGTAGTGTGGTTATATCATGGATACGACAATGAGATTGGGCTTCATAATATATTTATGGATTGCACCTTATACATACCAACATAAGAACTTTTTAATTTTTTAATGTGAGGAAATAAATTATGGCACTTCCAAATAAAGTTTTACCAGGTTTTAGCGCAAGTCTTTATTGCCAAGCTTCAGCAACACCAACACCTTTAACAGTAGCTAACCTTTCTGTATATGCAAGCGTTTCAGCTTTAGCAGTTTCAGCAAATTTATTGCCTGTAGAAGCTATTCCAGCTTTTGGTCAAGATGATGCGGTTGCAAACTTTAATGTGGCTGGTTCTCGTCAATCTGACAAGATTCCTACACAAGCCGCTCCAACATCAATGACAATTACTGCCGCTTGGAATCCAAGTGACACAAACCTTTTATTAATGCGTGGCGATGCATACAACGGCACAATCGACAGAACATTTATTATTTCTGCAACTGATGGCACAAACATTGTAAATTATGCTTTTAATGGCCGAGTAGGTCAATTCACAGTCGATCCTAACCCAACGGCTGAAGCTAAATGCACATTTACAATTCATCCGCGCGGCAATCAATATGGTTGGTCAAACAACGCTTAATAAGGATTAAATATGAAATTATCTGAAGCTATTGAATTATTGACAAGCACCTATCAAAGCCTTGATGCAGTAGCTTTAGGCTTGCCTGTCGATGCAAAAGAAGTTGCTGATGCTTTAGCAAAAGCTAATCCTGATAGTGCTGAATATGTTGCACTAAAAGCATTAGCTAAAGCTAATCCTTATGAAAACACAAAAAAAGAAAAGGTAATACACAATGACGACACAAATCAATAATAGCGATGACTTATTAAGTTATTTGGTATCCCAAGCTAATTCAGGTCAAAAGAATTGGTTTGGGTTTGCTCAACAACGCTTAACAGGTATTAATTTAGCCCATGAGATTGCAAAAAATCATGCGGATAAACTTACACCTGAAGAATGTGTTGATTATGCTATTAAACTTAATAATGCGGTTTACCATAAAATAATTAAGGCAGATTAATGGGCGTTCGATTTGTTATTGAAGGTGCAAAAGAAACTCTCGCTTCACTTACATTATTTCAAGAACAATTTGGCGACAAAGATTCAAAAAGTAGAATATTAATACCAGCAGTTAAAGAAGCTATGAAGCCTGTATTGGCTATGGCTAAAGCATTGTCACCTAAAGACACAGGCGCATTGGGTAATTCTTTATATATCACCGCAAGGCGACCTACTAGAAAAGATATGAAATCAAGATATGTATTACCAAAAGATTCTGTTATATCTCTTGTTTCATCTCGACCAATTCCTAAAAAATTAAAGCAACAACTTAATGCAAAATATGGAAATTTAAAAGGTAGTGAATATAAAAAAGCTAGAAAGAAGTTTTATACTGAAGCAGGCGTTATGTTTGATGCAAGAGCAATAGCCAATGAGTTTGGAACTGCCAAGATGTCAGCAAAACCATATTTGCGCGTATCTTTAGAATCACAAGCTCAAATGGTAGCGGCACAATTAACATTAATTCTTAAACAAAAAATGGAAGCATATAAAGCTAAAAATTTAACAACACAAGGGAAATAAGACATGAGTAAATTAGGATCAGCACTCGGTAAAAAATACGAGGAAAATAGATTATCAGTATTAACTAGGTCGTTTGAATTAGGCGATCATACATTTAAAGTAAGAGTGCCAAGCGTTCAAGAAATTGAAGCTATCTATAATTACTTTAAAAATCCTAATGAAGAAAAGATTGAGCAAGAATATCAATTAATGATAAAAGCTTTTGATAATCTTAAAGATCAAGAAGGTGTGGAAGTTAAAGATAACGATTTCATTATTGACGGAAGATCAGTAAGAGAAACTGCTACAAATAAACATATATTGCAATATAGAATAGTTGAGTATATTAAGTTTCTAATACCTGAAACAGGATCATTAGAAGATATAACTTATGAAGATGTAGAAGCAGAATTTCCATTATCTGTTCAAATGACTTTAGTGGAAAAAATTAATGAGGTTATTAGCCCTGACTATAAAGACATAAAGTCAAAGTAGTAGGCTCGTTAAGAACCCAAGTTCGGGCGGCTATGGTCTTTAACGGGCATACAATACAAGATATAGATGCGCTTGATGAAGCAACCATGAATGAAATAACAGTCATGTATGCGGATGGGTTAGTTGGAAATAGAAGCTTATTAAGTATGCAAGGAACTTTAGTTGCTGGAGTTTTTAATTATTTAAGAGCAAGTAATAGCCAACCCTATACTCTTAAAAGCGTTTTAGGTAGTGCTTATGAATATTTTTATGGTATAGAAAAAGCTGATCCTAGCGAATCCTTACTAACATTTATGTCGCAAGCACCTGACTTTAAAATGGACAGATTTCAAGGTAAATAACAATGGCAATTATTTCAAGATTAGCGGTTTTACTTGGGCTTGATGCAGGCGAGTTTAATGCCAATCTAGGTAAAGCTAAAGACAAGGTAGAAGGCTTTAGTGCAGGCGCAAAACTATCACTAGGTGCGGTTGCAGTAGCCTTTACTGCTTCCGCTCGTGAAGCAATTAACTTTGCCGACAAAATAAACGATGTCGCTAAAGCTAATGATATGTCCGTTCAATCTGTATTGCGTATGTCGCAAGCCTTATCAACAAATGGTGGTAATGCTGACGATGCTGGCAAACTTATGGCATCATTCGCTAATAAAGTTGATGAAGCCGCACAAGGTGGCGCTAAAGCACAAAAAGCTTTTTTATCAGTTGGTGTTTCTCTTAAAGATTTAAGAACACTTTCACCTGATGAATTATTCCAAAAAACTATTAAATCCCTTGCTGGTGTTGAAGATACTACCAAACGAAATGCGCTTGCTATGGATATGTTTGGTAGAGCTATTCGCGGCGTTGATATTAAAGGCATGGCGGATGAATTTGAAAAAACTAAAGGTAAATTTGCAGGATCAGAAGAAGCATTTAAAAGCATAGGAAATTCAGTTGATAGATTAGATAGATTCTTTTTAAATTTAAAAGTAACACTTGCAGATAAGTTAGCTCCAGCTTTTGAATATGTAACAGTTTCTATGGAAAATTGGCAAAAAAGATCACAAGGTATAGTTGATCGATTTGCAGAGATTAGAAAAGAAGCAGGTTGGTGGGCGGCTTGGAAAGATAAAGAAGGTTTCCAAAAATATGAATTTGCAGAAAGAGGTTCTGTTCAAGGTGCTAACATTCCTGGAATCATGTCAGGTATTGGTGGTATAGCCGCACCTAAAAAAAATATTAGAGATGTTACGCAAGCTATTGATAAGGAAGCTGAAGCTGAAGCAAAAAAAGCTAAAGAAGCTTTAAAAAGACAACAAGAATTTTATGAAAAAGAAATATTAATTAGCCAAGCTAAAGGCGAAAGATTACAAAAAGAAAATGAATTGGCTTTTGTTTCAGAAAATGAAAGAAAGCTACAATTAGAATTATTTGATATTGAACAAAAGCGCAAACAATTAACTTTAGGCGATCAATATGGTCGTAAGATGAGTGAAGCTCAAGCTAACGCTTTTGCTGAAGTAGAAATAGCACGAGCTAAAGAAGCATATCAAATTGGTGAATCACAAAGAAGTTTTGAATACGGATGGAAAAAAGCTTTTGCTAGTTATACCGATAGCGCTACTAATGCCGCTAAAATGGGTGAGCAAGCATTCGTATCTGTTACACAAAATCTTGAGCAAGCTTTAGATCAATTTGTTCAAACAGGTAAATTAAGTTTTAGTGATTTAGCAAGAAGCATTATTAGTGACCTTATTAAAATTCAATTAAAAGCGCAAGCTACTTCATTATTTCAAAGTTCAGGTATTGGTGGTTTTTTTAGTAGTCTTTTTGGTGGCGGTGGAGCTGGAATGTTTACAGGTTCTACAGGTGCAATTGGCGGTTCAATTCATCTTGGTAAAGCTGAAGGCGGATCAGTTAGTGGTAGAACTCCATATATGGTAGGTGAAAGAGGTCCTGAATTATTTGTGCCTAATGGATCAGGAACAGTTATTCCAAATCGTCAATTAGGTTCTATGGGCGGACAACCTCAAGTGGTGTATAATGGCCCTTACATTGCTAATATGAGCGCTATTGATACACAATCAGGCATTCAATTTTTAAGCAAAAATAAAGAAACAATTTGGTCAGCTAATCAATCAGCTCAACGATCATTACCGCAAGGCAGATAATATATGGCTAATTTAAACACTATACTTTCTATTGCTGAATCAGTAGGCATTAATGACCAAAAGTTTGTAGGTCAAATGGTTAGCCGTAATCAACGCATATCCACTTCCGAACTTCTTACTGTTCAACCTTTTGCTTTTGAAATGAAGCCAATGAATTATTTGCTTTATTCTCAAAACAGAGAATTATTATCAGCGTTACGCGTAGCAGATAAAGCTACAGAGCAATATCTTAATTTTGGCGCTACAGGTTGGAATAGCTATATTTCTTATCAAGGTGATATGTCATCCGCTCAAATTGGTGCTTGCGAATGGACTTCAGCTTCAGCAGACAAAACTTTAGTGCTAGGAACTTTGCCTTCTATATCATCAACTGCTTACATTGTTAAAACAGGCGACTTTTGTCAAGTAGGTCGCTATGCTTATATAGCAACCGCAGATGTTCAAAGAGGTGCTGGCGCTACTGTTAATATTCCTGTTCACAGAAATTTAATTGACGCGGTAGTTTCTACTGTTCAATGCGTTATAGGTCAATATGGCACTACTATTTCATTAGGTGGCAATACTTATACAGGCACTACTTTTCCTGTTATTTTAAGAGAGTATCCTACTTACGCTTTAGTGCCAATGACTAATGATTCATTTATTCAATGGTCAGGAACTTTTAAAGCTTTTGAAGATGTGCTATGAATGTAATAACGCCTGTCGATAATACCAATAATATAAGAATGGCAGATTTTGTGCGTATCACTACGCTACAAAATGTTTCGTCAGGTGATCTTGTTATTGGCAATACATATACTATTAAAAAAGTAGGAACAACCGACTGGGCTTCCGTTGGCGCATCATCTAATACTTATGGCGTTTCTTTTGTAGCTACAGGTATAGCAGGCGGTAATGGCTATGCTACTGAATCTCTTATTTATCGATTTGCTACCACACCTTCCGAATTAACTATTCCAGCCGTTGATGCTCAACCATTTAATGCTTTAGGTGCGTTGGTGCAAATTAACGATGTAACGCGAGATATTAAATCAACTGCTAATGAAACTACAATTACTATTGTGGGTATTGATACCGCTTTATTAGGATGGATATTAGGTCTTAATGCTAAAGGATCATTAATTGAAATGTGGCATGGATTTTTTGATACTAATGGCGCATTAATAACGACAGGCGGAACAGGCGGATTATATAAGTTTTTTACAGGCTATGTAAATTCTTATGGTATATCAGAACAATGGATGGAAGAAGTAAGACAATATGTAGGTATTATTTCTATTTCAGCATCTAGCATTCAAATTATTTTACAAAATAGAACTGCTGGAAGATTTACTAATGATAATGCATGGAAATTTTTTGCGCCATCAGATACTTCAATGTTGCGAGTTCCTTTTATACAAACTATTAATTATCCGTTTGGCAAAACATAAATGATAAGACAAGCTACAAAATACGACATTACACAATTAACAGAAATGATGAGAATGTTTAGGGATGAAAGCCCTATTCAGCAATATAAAGATATAGACAATCCTGAATACTTTAACAAGTTAGTTAATGGAATAATAGCAGGTCAAGGCGTTATATTTTTAGAAGATAACATAGGTTTTATTATGGGATTTATAAGTCCTGTAATATGGTGCGATCAAACTTTAGCTATGTATGAATTAGCTTGGTATGTAAAACCTGAATATAGGCATAAAACGACAGGATATAAATTATTAAAAGCTTATATTGATTATGCTAAAGAATTAAAAGCGCAAGGTAGAATTAAACTTTTTACAATCACTAAAATGATAACAAGCCCTGATTTTGATTACTCAAGATTTGGATTTCAAAAAATTGAAGAAAATTGGATGCAATGAAAATAATAGTTTTTATTATTAACTTCTTATTGTTTTTTATATTAAGCGAACCTGCTTATGCGGCAGGTAGTATCATTGCAGGTATTATATTAAAAGGCGCGGCATCATGGGTCATTTCTGCCGTTGCTTTTGGTATTAATATGGTTATATCTTCAGTTGTATCAAAAGTTTTTGCACCTAATTTACCAAACTCAACTTCCGTAGCTGAAAAAAATCCAGGCAATCCAGTAACACTTCCTGCGGCAGGGGACAATAAACTTCCTGTTATTTATGGAACTGCATATACAGGCGGCATTATTACAGACCTTTCTATTTCAAGTGATAATCAAGATTTATATTATGTAATGTCATTATGTGAAGTAACTAATACTGAAACAGGTGGCACGCCTGATACAATTACTTTTGGCAAAGTTTATTATGGTGGAAAGCTTTGTATATTTAGCACTACGGCAGGCGAAACTTATAAAGTAACAGGCCTTCAAGACGAAAGCACTTCTTTAATTCAAGATGTTTCAGGCTATATAAATATTTATTTTTATAGAAATGGATCATATAACCCTGTTAATACAACATCTAATGCTATCCAAATTATGCAAGCTTCCAATTTAGTTTACAAATGGAATAACGAAAAATTAATGACTAATTGCGCTTTTGCAATAGTTCAAATTAAATACAATATAGATAGAAATATTACAGCACTTCAACAAGTTAGATTTCAACTTACTAATTCAAGAAAAAAACCAGGCGATTGCTTTTTAGATTACTTTACTTCTACTCGTTATGGCGCGGCTATTCCTGTATCACAAATTGATACTGCATCATTAACAACACTTAATAATTATTCTGATGAATTAATTAGTTATCAAACTTTTTCAGGATTAACTGAAACTATTAAAAGATTTGAGTTTAATGGCGTAATAGATACCAACAATAAAATTATGGCTAACATTCAGCTTATGGCTAACTGTTCTGATTGTTTAGTTCGTTATAATGAAATATTAAGTCTTTGGTCGATTATTACTCAAACTTCTACTTATACAGTAGCCATGAATATTAATAATAGTAATTTAATTTCAACCATTCAAGTAACACCGATTGATACTGCTAATGCGTTTAATATTGTTGAAACTAAATTTCCTGACGGCACGCAAGCTGATTCATTTTCTTCAGTAACTTATGATCTTGCCGTTATTAAACCTGAATTACTAT